CTCTTTAATAATCAAATTACCAGGTAATTTTGGTACCATGTCTTCGATTTCTTTTCTATGTTTTGCAATATTTTGTACTGGTTTGTTAGTGAAAAATGCATCATAACGTCTTCCTACATAATCTTCACCTAATTCTAGTGTATAATGTATAACATTATATCCTAATTTAACAGCATGGCCACCTAATGCAACTAACGACCATGATTTACCTCCACCTGGATTACCAAATATAATACCTAAATCACCTCCTCCTAAACCACCTTGTAATAATACATTTAAGTGTTCCCAAGGTGTCGGTACAAATGAACGATTATCTTCTCTATATCGAGATTCAGTATCCTTATTGTATTCGTGGCCCAAATTTTTGTCTTGTCCTGCTTTAAGCGCGTTATTAACCAATAACCTAATAGAGTCATAATCTCCGGCGTTAAGTAAATCAACGCTGTTTAATAGAGCTCTCTTCAGCTGTTGGTTTCTACAAAAATTAGCAAATTCATTTTCTACATATTCTAAATCATCGTCTGATGATGTATATGCTTCTTTTAATTGTTCTTTAATAGATACTTGTAATACTTCGTTAGTTAATTTTTTTAACTCAACTTTAAGTACTTCCATACTTGGTGTTGTATGGTATTTGTAATAGTAATCTAGAATTTGTTTAATGATCCACTTGTGACCTTGGTTTGAAAAATATTCGTCAGTCAATAAATCATGGATATTTACTAAAAATTCTTTACGAGTTAATAAAGCTGATATAACTTTAATTTGAAATCCCGTCCCATACTGATCTATCGTTTGTAATGTCATAACTTATTTATTTGTAACTATTTAGTATATTGAAATTGTTAGGTAACCAGTGTTCTACATTTTTAATTGTAAAACCCATTCCATCCTCATGGTATAATTTTAAGAAATCACCTGCTCTTAATTCTGGTGAACTTTCTATTATTAGTTCTTCTAGGAACTGTTTCTCATTATCATCTATAATTGGATTAGCTAGATTCATAATTTTAAAACAATTTCGTATTGAATCTTCTTCAAACACTATTCTAGAATAGATAATATGTTCCTTATATTTTTCAGCGCTAATTTTAAAAATATCATCTAGTGTTAATATTTCAGTTTGTAATTCAGGAAACAATTTAAATATTTTTCCTTTACCTAAACCTTTAACACCAGGTACTTTATCTGAATTGTCTCCTAATAGTGTTTTATATAAGATAAAATTTTCAGGCGGAGTGCCAAACTTACTCTTTACAGTTTTACTATCATAGAAATCTTTTTCAATTGGAGAATAAACAATAATATTTTTATTTACTAATTGTAAGAAATCTTTATCTGAAGATACTATATAAACCTTAGAGTCATGAGTTGAAGCTAAATGAGTACTTAAATGAGCTATTAAGTCGTCTGCTTCTGCTTTATCTATTGCTACTGTTTTAACAGGTAAACATTTTAGATAATGAATTAAACGAGAAATTTGATTATACTTAGAAATATTTTCATCTTCTAAATCATCAAACGTATCCCAATTAGTAACTCGTGTTTGATGTCTTCCTGATTTGTATTCAGGTAATAAGTTCTTCCTGTTATTGGAAGAACCTATACCGTCAAATACTAGATATACAGATGTTGGTTGAATATTGTTAATCAGAAATCCTAATGATCTTAAGAATCCACCTAAACCTCCTATATGCACTCCATCTGAATTGATATAATTTAATACAGCAAAGTTTCTTAGAAACAAATTTAATCCGTCTACTAAAACTACTCTAGAGTGTTTATTTGAGGTAGGCTCGTCCTTTACTTCTTGAGTTACGTTACCAAGAAGTTTAAATAATTCATCTGTATTCATTTTCTATTCTGGTTCTTGTGAAAATACATCAGTCCCTTCAAATCCCTCTTCTTCTTCAAAGACATCAAAATCTAAACTGCCTAAAATTTTCATCCATTCTTTCGCGTGAGCGTCTTTATAAGATTTTAATTCTTTTTCAGTATCGTTAATGAATCCATGAGGTGTCATAATGATTTTACCTCTTGATTGAACTCCGTTAATGTGATTTTTATCAATTTGGATGTTTGTACGTTTAGCAAATTCTACTTGCTTACCATCTTTAATTGCTTTAATTTTAGATGTTCCAGCATTTGAAATATTACCAAATGTTACTACAAATGTAGCATCAAACCACATTGCAAATCCACCTTTATTCATTAGTTTTGGTTGACCCATAGGCATTTCAGCCTTAGCTGTCCATACTTTATTGATACAAACTAATGTGTTAGTGTATTTTGAACTTTCTTTTCTTGATAATGTAATTCTTTGATTAACACTATTTCCAAATTGAGTACTCATTGCACCTGCGTTCCACTCATTATTATTTTTATTTGAACGAATTGATAATTCACATGGTATAGAACCAATTGAATCCCATAAGAATAATAAATCATATGGTAAATTACCTTTTTTCTGTTCGTCTAATAAATCTAAAATAAAAGCAGCTACATCTTCAATTGTATGTAATGTTTCTCTATCTACATAAATGAAATTACCTTCAAAATTTAAAATTTCTCCAGTTGATTCGTCTACAATTGTTTTAACATCTAATCCCATCTGAATTGCATGTTCCCAATTCCACTTCATCTCAGTAATAATGAATACAGGTAATACTTTTTGTTTTTGAGCAGCTACTGCTGCTTCAATTAACGCTGTTGTTTTACCTGTATCACTATGACCTCTTAGTAGGACTATATGACCCTGAGGAATCCCAGGAACCGAAGTTACATCTTGAAATGCTTTAGATAATGGTATCCATTTTTGATCTTTGAATTTCACATTTGAACTTAATAATTTCTTTTCCTTGAATTTATTTAAGTCAAAGCTACCTCTCAACTCAGCAGATACCGCTGCTGCTAGTGATGTGTCTTTTTTAGCCATTTTGTTTAATTATTAGTCTTCGTCATCAAATAGTGCGTCAAATTTACTTGCTTTAGGAGCTGGTTTAGCTGTTAAAGTGTAATTTTGAGTTTTAGGAGCTGCTTCCCAAGGTAAGTCATCTGTTTTGTCTTCAGTAGTAACTTCATCATCAATGATTGAACCTTCTTCTGCTTCTTCAGGTGTTAACCACTCTTGTAAAGATGCTTTCATTTCGTCAAATGAATACTTTTTAAACTCTTCAATTGGATTTGGTTGTTCATCTAACCAATTTTGAATTTGATTAGCATCCTCAGACAATGGAGTAACTTTTGTACGAGCCATAATTGTTGATTTATTATACTGTGTACCAGTTACATCTGGTCCTACTGTATTAATAATAATGTCTCTACCTTCTGCTACGTCTGTAAAGTCTCCTACGTCCTCGTTATCAGCTAAATTTAAGAAGTCCATATATAACTCCTTACCAAACTGCCATAACTTGATTCCGTTTGCTTCTTCACCTCTAACAATAACAGGAGCAAAAATTCTCATTTTTGGATCTAATTTCTTAGCTAATCTCCAATTTTCCTTGTCATTTGTACTACGTAATTGTTTTGCAAATTCAGCAATTGGATCTTTATCACCCCACGATAGAGGAGAGATCATTACTTTTTTGCCAATACCATAGTAGAAATATAATTCTGTGAATGGGTTTTTCTTATTATACTTATTAGGTACAATACGAACATTTTGTTTTCCGATTGATGGTTTCCAACCTGAGTTTTTCTTGTCGGTTTTGTTTGAACCGGGTTTAGCTTGTAGTTTCGCAAGCTTCGATTTGATTTCTGATAAATCCATAACTGTATATTTGTTTAATTTAAAACTATTATTATTCTATAATATAATGAACACATTATGTGAGGCCAAACTAAGGCCCAAAAATTGGACCTTAGATGATTTTGTGTAATATGTTGGGGTGTTTATATTATAATGCTTCCGCAGCGTCTTTTAGATAATCACTTATTGTTTCTCTTGGACTTGTATCATAATCCATATTCCAAACATCCCATATAATACCATAAGATGTAGCTCCATTTGAATAATCAAACATACCATTAGTTTTATCTAAATAAGATTGAGGAAGTATCCATATATCTTCATCTTTATCAAATGTAAATCCTGCAGCTATTAAATTTTCAGCTAATTGAGGAGCAAAAGCTTGCATAATTTCATAATCAATACCATCTTGAACATAACCTCTAAAACTTTTTAAAGCATCCTCATCTTCATCTTCAGCTGTTAAATTATACGCCCAATCAAAAGCTTTTTGTTTAACTTTTGGATTATTAACTACTGCGTCTAATCCTTTATAGATAGGATCAGTACCTACTAAGTCTAAATATTCTTGTGAATGGTCTTTCCATTGATCATTAAACTGTAACATTAATGTCTTTTTGTTCATTTCAACTTTGTCTTTGTCCATTTCAACTTTGTCTTTGTCCATTTCAACTTCGTTAATTTGGTTTTCAGTAATTATACCCGCTAATTTTTGCATTCTGCGGAATTGTTCATTTAATGGTTGTTTCATTGTAATATGTTTTATAATAATAAATATTACACTAAGTCTACTATTTTATGAATTTTAGTATTAAGTGTTTTTAGTTCGTTATGCTGAGTTAATAAAATACTATTTTTATAGTGTTGCCAATCAATTCTAAATGATGGATCAACTACACCTCTATTTAATGATTTAATTAATTCATTAAGAGCATTAATTGTATATAATGTGTTTGATTCTTTTTTGCGATGTACTAATATTGTATTTGTTGGTATCGTGTTCACGTTACCTTGATCAATGTTATAAGTAATAACATACTCACCTGTATTTTGAACATGTAAAACAAAAATCTTGTTGTACATTATATCATAGGTTTTAGAAACCTCATTTATTAGCCCGTCTAATCCCTCTAAAGCAATGAAGGTACATAGTAACCTATTATTCACGTCGAATGTATTAAAAATGTGTTGGAAGTCATAATTTATCGAATTATACATATCGCTGTTTTTATTTAAAGTCATAACTGTTACCCGTATTGGTTTTAATTTGTAATTTGTATTTTGTAAAAATTTCACTAATTTTAGGTAAAATGTCATCCTCACTTTTATCATAGTCTAATAAAAACGAATCA